CTTAAAGCGGTTCATGGCCTTTCTGCTGAGACTGAGTTAGCAAACATCCTAAGTACTGAAATCTTATCTGAAATCAACCGTGAGTTGATTCATAAGATGAACACTGACGCAAAAGAAGGTACAGCCTTTGATGCAGCAGTTGGTGGTACTTCTGGTGGTCGTTGGGAACTAGAGTGTTATAAAGCGATGATTACTCATATCGAGAAAGAGGCTAACGGCATTGCTGTTGACACTCGTCGCGGTAAAGGTAACTTTGCTATTATCTCTCCAGGCGTTGCAGCTGCTCTAAACGCTACTGGTAATGTTGCTTATGGTAACGTTGCAAGTGTTGGCGCAGAAGACGTAACTGGTAACTTGTTCCTAGGTACATTAAATGGTATGAAACTTTTTGTTGATCCATTTGGTGCAGCTGGTAATGTTGTTGTTGGTTATAAAGGCTCGAATTCATATGACGCAGGTATGTTCTACTGCCCATACGTTCCTTTAAGCATGCACAAAACTATTGGTGAGAATGATTTCCAACCACGTATCGGTTTCAAAACTAGATATGGTATGGCTGAGAATCCATTTGTAACTACAGGTGCAAACAACAACGTCTATTACAGACGTTTCACTGTAACTAATGTCTAATCGATACTAGTCACATTTAAATCCCCCTTAATTGGGGGATTTTTTTTATATAAATAAGAGTATGGCATTCTTAAATCCAACTTCCTTTGTACTAACATTAGATACTTTAGAGTTTTCTGCTGCGTCGTTTACTATTCAAACAATGGTGCTTCCTGAGATAACTACTTCAGGACCTACCTTTGCTACTCGAGCAAGAGACGTTACACTAGCTTCTGATAAGATAGAATACGGACCATTCGAATGTTCATTCCTCGTTGACGAAGATTTAACTAACTATAAAGAAATACATAATTGGTTATACAATCAAGCGGACAATCAGAGCTCAGATGACTTTAGAGATATAACATTATCTATTCTATCATCAGCCAATAACGTTAATAAACAAATCAAGTTTGTTGATGCTAGGCCTACGTCCTTATCATCATTACCATTTGATATCACAACAACTGATGTTGAGTATTTAACAGTAGTAGTATCATTTGATTATTCATATTTCGTCTTACTTTAGGTTGCCATTTACTCCAAAATAGGGTATAATATAACATATACCTAAAGAAATTATTATGATTGATATTGAAGAGATACTAGAAATGTGGAAGAAAGATGCCACTATAGATGAATTTAAATTAGATGAGACCACTGTTAAGTTCGCATCCCTCCATTCCAAATACCTGGAACTAATTACTATAGCTAAAATCCAACGGAAGAAAAGAGACCATAGCTATAAGACTCTGTTAAAGGATAAATGGTTATACTATAATGGTAAGCTATCCAAAGAAGAGATAGATGCATTTGATTGGGACTACGATCCATTTAAAGGATTGAATAAACCACTTAAAGGGGATATGAATTATTACTATGATAGTGATATCGATATACAAAGAGCACAAAGTGAATTAGAATACTTTAAGGTCTTAGAAGATACCTTAAAGGAAATACTAGATACTATTAGATGGCGACACCAGTTAATAGGTAATATAATAAAATGGAGGAGTTTTGAAGCAGGAGTTTAATGTACGTTAAAAAGAAATGGCAAGGTACTAGGAAGAAAACTAGTATAGGTAGAAGATGGATTAAGACATCATCTATGAATAAAAGAAAGAGAGCCTCTTTTAAAAAGTATCGCGGGCAAGGATAATGTGGTATCATAAGACTACTGGTATCAGAAAATTACATTTTGAATTAAGTGATTATTGTAATGCAGCTTGTCCTGGATGTCCTCGTGAACAAGAGGACCAGAAAGATAAAATTAATAAGCATAAGCTTACTTTAGAATTTATGAAAACTCATTTTGATTATGAAAGATATCCTTCTCTATTGAGAGTAGACTTTTGTGGATGTTCAGGTGACGCTGCAACTAATACGGAGTTGTATGAAATTACAGATTACTTTTTAACTGAATGGCCTGATGTAGATTTTTCATTATCTACTAATGGTGGTGTTCGGAATAAAGCATTTTGGAAATCATACGGTGAGTTAATTAAAAAACATAATAGACCAGAAAAGACTTTTCATGTTATTTGGGCTATTGATGGTTTAGAAGATACTAATCATATATACAGAATAAATGTTAAATGGAAGAAGCTACAAGATAACTTTAGAGCTTATATTAAAACTGGAGCACCAGCTCAATGGCAGTTTATAAGATTTAAACATAATGAATATCAATTAAAAGCTGTTCAAGAAAGAGCTAAAGAAGAAGGCTTTGTAAGCTTTTCGGAGTTTAAAGATAGATGGGAAGACACATTAATAGCATAACTTGTCAATCAGGTCAGGATGCATTCTTATACATTGGTGCCGATGGAGAGGTAGCACCATGCTCTATGGCATTATCTAGATGGGATGCTAGAGGTCTTCAAGAGCATCTTAATCATAAACATAATGTAAATGAATCATGTTCATTACATAATCATTCTATGGAAGAGATATTAAACAATGGATGGTTTGATGATATGAGAGAATCACATACTCAGCCTCCCGACGTTAATCATATACTTATAAAGACAATCGAATACCCAGCTTGCCAATGTTGTATAGCTAATTGTTCAGATAACCCTACTATAATAAATGATGAAGTAAGACGAATTGATGTTGACCAATACGATAAACTCGATGTCTGAATTAATTATTAAACCAATCAATAACGCATTCCATCATGTTGATTGTGAAGATAAAGGAATACTCATGGAGTTATCTGAATTCTTTACATTCTATGTTCCTGGATATAAGTTCGTTCCTTCATTTCGTAATAAGATGTGGGATGGTAAAATAAGATTATTCAATATACGTACTAATGAAATCTACTCAGGATTATTTTATTATATAAAACAATTTTGTATAGAGAGAGATATTAAGCTTACCACTTGGGACGATCCATCAACAATAAAATATAATCATCCGGGATTTACATATGATGATGATATATCTTGGATTGATGAGATGCCTCTACCATTTAGACCAAGAGACTATCAAGAAGAGGCTGTTAAATATGGATTAAAAAGACGTAATGGATTATTAGTATCCCCGACGGCGTCTGGTAAATCACTTATCATATATCTTCTTATGAGATATTTTTTACAATATAATGATGATAAGGTATTAATAATAGTACCTACTACTTCTCTCGTTAAACAAATGTATGGTGACTTCTGTAAGTATGCGGATAATGATGATGACTTTTTTGTAACTGATAACTGTCATGAGATTATGGCTGGCTTAGATAAAGGTCATAAGACTAAAAGAGTTTATATATCTACTTGGCAGTCATTATATAAATTAAAGAAACCATATTTCGAACAGTTCGGTATGGTTATAGGTGATGAAGCACATCAATTTAAAGCTAAGTCTCTTACATCTATTCTTACTAAATGTGTTGAAGCACGTTATAGATTTGGACTTACTGGTACTCTAGATGGAACTATGACACACAAGCTTGTGTTAGAAGGTTTATTCGGTCCAGCTAATCATGTAACAACATCTAAAACACTTATTGATAAAGGGGAACTGGCCAATATATCTATTGATATTATTCTTATGAAACATCCAGAGGTGTCGCGTAAGCTCATCTCTAAGTTTAAGTATCAAGAAGAGATAGATTTTCTAGTTACTTGCGACGCGCGAAATAAATTTATTAAGAATTTAGCTATAGACCAAAAAGGAAATACATTAGTTCTATTTAATTATGTAGAGAAACATGGCATACCTCTTTTCAGATTAATACAAGAATCAGTTAAAGGCTTATGGAATATGGGTGAAAGAAAAGTATTCTTTGTATCAGGTAAAACAGATGCTGATACCAGAGAAGAGATTAGAGCAATAACAGAAACGGAGTCTGATGCTATATTAGTATGTTCGTTTGGTACATTTTCTACAGGTATAAATATAGTTAATCTACACAATATTATATTTGCCTCTCCAAGTAAATCTCAAATAAGAGTATTACAATCAATTGGAAGAGGTCTTAGAAAGAGTCATTTAGATACAAAGATATATGATATAGCAGATGATTTACATTGGAAGAAGAGAAAGAATTTTACATTAAGACATTCTGGTGACAGAATTAAAATATATGCTAAAGAGAAATTTAAATTTAAGATACATGAATTGAACCTATGAATAATATAAATACTAGTATGGATGAAAATAAACTCCGAGAAACAGCACTAACAGATATCCCCGTAAGATATTTTAAAATGATGAATGGGGATTCAGTAGTATCATACGTAGTCGACGATGCCTTTGATGAAGAGCAGGGATTAATACTGCTTGAAGAACCTATGGTAGTGACTGTAGATGATACACATCGTTATACATTTTCACCTTGGTTTCCATTCTCTAGAGAGAACATACATGTATTAGATTCTAGTAACGTCTTTCAAGATGATGAAGTTGATGATGATGTTAAAGCTACGTATCTTAAATTGATATTAGATAAGAAAGAAGGTATCTTTCCTAACGTTGAACCGCCTGCATTTATACCAGGTGACGGTACCTTACATTAGTATATTCTCCCGCTAAACCATAGTCTTTATTATAACATACTTTAAGGCAAATGGCAACCCGGGAAACAAAATAAATATTTTATGAAGGAATTGACATGACAGAGAAAATCAAACCAAGAGATAAACCCCATTACGTTAACAATAAAGACTTCTCATTTGCTGTAGTTGACTATTGCAAGAGTTGTATAGTAGCTGATAATGATAAAGTTCATAGGCCTAAAGTAACTGATTACATAGCAATGTGTTTTATGAAGATATGTGAAGGCTTATCCCACAAACCTAATTTCATTAGATACACTTATAGAGATGAGATGGTAATGGATGGCGTAGAGAATTGCCTTAGAGCTATACATAATTATAATATAGATACAGCAACACGCACTGGCAAGCCCAATGCATTTTCATACTTTACTCAGATAGCATACTTTGCTTTCATTAGACGTATCACTAGAGAAAAGAAACAACAAGATATTAAAATACAGTTTCTCGAACAAGCAGATATTGAATCATTCATTACATCTGTAGATATAAACAATCCTATTGACCAAGCTTATGTAGATACTCTTCGTAATAAGATAGCATCTATTAAAGAGAAGGATACTATAATTAAAGAAGGTGTGAAGAAAATTAAGAAAGAACAAAAAATAAAAGGCTTAGAGGCACATATGTAATGGCTTGGGATGATATAAGAAAACCCTATCAAGGTATAATAAGAAATCTAATTAATAATATTAACATCTGTAATAGACGTTATGCTGAAGAAGGTGAAGAAGGTTATATGATTATGAGAGAGAAATATATTAAAGAAGTTGAAAAAATTAAAACAATGATAATAGAAAAGGAGTCAAAGTGGGAGACATAATGTCGCGCGGAAGAACATTG